GCCATGCGCCGGAACTCGGTGTACGGCACAACGACGAATGCGGGCTTGCCGTCCGCGCCGTTGATGGTCTGGAAATTAATACGTGCGTTCATCGCGTTTCCTTACTTCTTCAATTTGGACGATGCGGGCCGCACCGCCTTCAAAATCAAACAAAACCCGGTAGTTGCCTACGCGCAGCCGGTAGCCGTGGCTGTGGTCGATCAGCGCCTTGACGCCTGTACCAAACGGGAATGTGGACAGCTTGAGGCCAACTTCATCGCGCACCTGCACGCGGGCCTGATGGTCGAGCTTGAGCAGTTGCTTTCTTGCTTTGGGCTTCCATTGAATTTCGTTCATAAGTCTAATTATAAGACTTTAATAAGTATTTGCAAGTGCTTTTTGTCGCGCTATACTGCACCCGTCACACCATCGCGTGTGATCGGATGTGAGAGTCCGGTGGAATCTGCGGCCAAAAGCCGCACCCGTAAGGTATGCGGCTTTTTTGTTGGCACTCCAGTTTTGGCGGTGCTGACGGGAGGGCGCAAGCCCTGCCGGTTTCTGCTCCGCAGGTTCCCCGGCCTCTCACACCCGTCAGCACTGCCGCCCGATGTGAGAGTTGGTCGGCAGCTTCTTAACGGAACCTGTGAGATCAACATGACCGACCTTTTCTCGGGCGCAACCGCCCAAATCACGCCTTTCAATTTCGGCGAACATGCGATTCGCACCACCGTCATCGACGAAACCATTTGGTTCGCCTGTACCGACGTGGCAAAGGCTCTCGGGTACCGGGATGCGAGCAGCGCCTCCCAGCATCTGGATTCCGATGAAAAAAGGGTACTTCCATTAGAAGTACCCCGGTCTAACCAGTCGTTAGACCGGGGCGGTTCGCTTGTGCTGATCAACGAGTCCGGCCTGTACGCCCTCGTCCTTCGCAGTCGCAAACCCGAAGCGCGAAAGTTCGCCAAGTGGGTCACATCCGAAGTTCTGCCGTCCATCCGCAAGACTGGGAGTTATAGCGCACCAGTCCAAGCCCTGACGCCCTCCGCTCAGGCCACCACCGGCATGTCTCTGCCCGATGCCCTGCGGCACGCCGCGCGCATCACCGCCGAAATTCAAGCCCTGCTGGTCAATCAGTTCATGGCCGGTAACGACAACTGGAAAAAAGACAAGTGGATGGTCTATTTTCTGGACGACATCGAGCGCCCGGTTCCGATGCTCGAACCCATCCAGAACAACGAGTTCACGATGTCGTTCCCGCAGCTCATCAAGCACCTCAAAGAGGACAACGCATGGATCAGCACCAGCCATCTGGCGAATCTGGTGATCGCTGGCAGCCAGGCACTTGCCGACCGCACGCTGCAACCGGCGAATCAGTTGGCGGTGACTGGATGAATGCCGTGCCCGTGCCTTCACTGCGCCCGGACCCGAGGTGCGCATGACTGACAAGGCAATTTTCCGTCTCGTGCATGACGAGGCCCGACGCCGTGCGCATGAGGCTGTGACGCACGCACCCGATGGCTACATCACGACGGTGCAGGAGCCAAGCCGGACGCTGGAGCAAAACGCGGCCCAGTGGCCCTATCTCGAAGGGTTCGCGAAGCAAAAACAGCTTTGCATCAATGGCGCCATGGTTTGGGCAACATCCATCGACTGGAAGGATGTCTTGACCGGCGTCTACAGCGGCGAAACCAGAATGGCCGCGTTTGATGGCAAGGTGATCATGCTGCCGCAGCGCACCAGAGCCATGGGCAAAAAGGTTTTCAGCGACTGGCTGGAATTCCTGATTGCGATGGCGGCTCAGTCGGACGTGGTGCCCGTCTACAAGTCGGCGCGGCCGGTTGAATTGGACACCGCATGACTCCGTTTCCCGTCAAACCCCGTCCGTGCCAGCACTGCGCCAAGCCATTCGTGCCAGCGCGCCCATTGCAGCGCGTGTGCTCGTCACGGTGCGCAGTGGGGCAGGGCAAGGCCGACAAGGCGGCAGATCGCGCAAAAGTCAAAACGTGGAGGTCTGAAAACCAGACCATCCCGAAACTGCTGGCGCTGGCTCAAACCGCATTCAACAGATTTATCCGCGCCCGCGACGCCGGCAAACCCTGCATTTGTTGCGGTCGACCATTCGAACTCAACAAACCGGGTGGTTCCGTCGATGCTGGCCATTGGCTGTCGCGCGGTGGCTCGCCGCAACTTCGGTTTGATGAATCGAACTGTTTCGCACAGCGCAAGAACTGCAACCGGCCAGGCGGCGCGGAGCGCGTGGCTTTCCGGACGGGCGTGCTGGCCCGAATCGGTAAAGCAGAGGTGGCGCGGCTGGAGGGGCCTCACCCGATTCACAAGTGGACAAAAGACGAATTGCGCGCGCTGATTGAGAAATACACAGCGCTCACAAAAGAATTGAAGCAGGGGACAGCATGAACCGGACCGCAACTCAGATCGCAGCAGCTGAAAAGGCCTTCGGTGAAAAGCTCAAGAGGGCGATTGGGGCCTTGATGGCCGTAGGAGCCACTCCGACACGGCACACGATCGCTGAAGAGTCAGGGGTGCGGTTGTCCGCGATCGACTACCACCTTAAAAAGCTGCGTGACCTAGGTGAAATCCACTCCCCCACGAAGTCGGTCTGGAACCTGTCCATCCGCGACGACCAAGACCGGGCTGTGTCGGGCACGTTCCTGCCAAGCGGCGGGTACAAACTGGAGATCGGGGAGGTCTGCATTGACCTGAGCATGCGCGAGGCCCGCCTGGTCGCGATGGTCACTGGCGGGGTGGCGCTGGCATTCGGCAAGTAGGCTTGCCCCTGCGCCCCGGCGGGCTTCAGACCTTCGGCCAGCGTAGATCGGTAGCTGCCGCTACTATTTATCCACCGGGTGTCTCCTCCCTGTGCCCGGTGTTCGCCCCGGCGAATTTCAGCCCGCCTTGAGCGGGTTTTTTTTTGGCAACAGCCAAGTTGTGCAGGGGTGCGTGCGAGCCCTTGTCATACACGGGTATAGCCTACAGTTACCAACAGATTTTCATAGCATTTGCACCTAAACTCGAACCATGGCATTTTTATACTCAGTGATTGCGCTTGCAGGCGACAAAGCCGCACTTGGCAAGGCCATTACCGGGACGCTTACCGAGGGTGACTACTTCGCGTTGGCCGGCGGCGCCGGCTGGCTTGTATCCTTTCAAGGAACAACCCAAGAGCTTTCGGACAAGTTGACCATCACAGGGCAAGCGCCTGGCGTTAAGAGCGAAATCGGCTCGGTTCTGTTGACCTCTATCGGCACTTACTATGGGCGAGGCCCTGCCGACATGTGGGAATGGCTCAAGACCCGCATGGAAGCCTCCACGTAATGGTTCGCAAGGCACCGATGCCACCCGAACAGGACGCGGTGGCATCCATTCCGGAAACAACACCGTCGCCGGGTTTTGGCGCAAGAGAACACAGCTTTACGCTTCAAGCGATCATGGAGCTACAGAAATCCATGGGTGAATTGAATGCAACCGTCAATGGGATGAAGTCAACGCTTGATAGCGTCAAAATCAAGGTTGACGGCTTGGTCGCTTGGAAGCACGCAATCGTAGGCGGAGCGATAACGCTTGGCGTCGTGGTTACCGTGCTGGTCTTTTTGCTTAGCAGGGCGTCCGATTTCGTGACATTCAAAACACCCCCGGTGGCGCCTGCTGCCGTAGCACCAGTGCCAACACCCGCCCCGACTGCTGCAGCGCCAACCCCTAAGTAGCCCTACCCCACCTCCGCACAACCCGCTTCGGCGGTTTTTTTTTGGGCAACAGCCGACGATCAAAAATCCGTCAGCGCATCCAGCGTCACAGTCATCACCGCCGCCAGCTTTTTGAGGGTGGCTGTCGACCCCTCCCGCTTGCGCCCCTCGATCTGACTGACGAACGGCTTGCTTACCCCCGCCGCCTGCGCAAGGGCGTCTTGGGTAAGCCCTCGATGCTCGCGCCAGGCTTTTACCGGGTGGACGCCTTCGGCCAAGGCGTGAGCCACGTCCGACGGGTATCGCACACCATCGTCATTGACAACGGCCTTATCGAACGCGGTCACGTCTTCAGCGTCTTCCACCTTGTCGCGCACGCGCTCCCAGAGCGCAGCCGGCAGCACGTAGAACGCTGGCTTGCCGTTCTTCTCGATGACTTGAACTTCACTCATTTGTAGACTCCACCGCGTGCGCCGATGTGCAACACGAAAACCACCAGCCGCCCGGCTTCCAGCGTGTAAATCACGCGCCAGTCACCAACCCTGAGCCGATAGCCGTCACGGCCCATCAGCTTTTTGACATTGGCTGCGCCTACAGGGTCAGCCGCCAACGCATCAATCTTCGACTTCACCAGTTCCCGCGTATTGCGCGGCATGGAAGCCAGTGCTTTGATGGCTTCTTTTGTGTATTCGACCGAATGCATAGGTAATGTTAGCATATTGCTAACAATCCAGCAAAGTTATTCTGTGGCGCGGCACATCCCGACGCCCAACACCCCCGTAGCGTTAACACTTTCCCCGTGTATTGCGGACCATGCTGCGCATGACCGACCACACACACCGCGCAAACGCCCAGCATGAAAGCGGGAACGCTTGATGGCGCGCCGCTCTGACATCGACTGGGACGCCATCGAGCGCGAGTACCGCATGGGCGTAAAAACCAACCGCCAGCTGGCGACCGACCACGGCGTTCAGGCCAGCAGCATCGGTCGACGCGCGGAGAAAAATGACTGGACGCAGGACAAGTCTGCCGAGGTCCGTCTGCGCGCGGGCAACATGCTGGTGCGCGCAACGGCGAATGCAACAAAGAATGCAACGGGAAATGCAACGCCGAGTGCAATTGAGATCAAAGCGGCTGCGACGGTCCTGACCGACACCGTCCTGAACCACCGCGTCGGTCTGGCCCGGCTGACCCGCATCAGTGCCGCAATGCTCAATGAGATTGAGGCGCAAACCTCTGCGCTCGACATGCTCGCGGAGATCATCGAGATAGCGCGAAACCCCGACGAAAACGGGCAAGATAAACGCAACGACCTATTGCAACGAGTGATTGCATTACCCAGCCGCGTTGACTCACTGAAGAAGCTGACCGAGATTGACGAGAAGATTCGCAAGGGCGAGCGCGAGGCATTCAGCATCACATCCGAGCCGGGCGGCGAAGTCAATGCGGTTGCATCGCTACTTTCGACAATGGGCCGCTCCAGTCTGCCTGTCACGGCCGAAGGCGCCTGATGGCACCGAACAATTGGCCGGCCGCTGCGGACGGCACCTACCCGCTGCCAACCAATGCGGCCGAGCTGGCGCGCTTCCTGTCGGACCCGATGGCACGCATCTGCAGCGGCCATCTCTATCGGATCATGGTCAAGACCGCCGCTGGCGAGGATGGTGGCGTTGTGCCATTCGTTCCCAATCGCGCACAGCGCAAGTTGATCGGGCGCCTGTTCTACAAGAACATCATCCTGAAGGCGCGGCAGTTGGGGTTCACTACCTTGGTTGCCATCATGTGGCTGGACCATGCGTTATTCAATGCTGACCAGCGGTGCGGCATCATTGCGCAGGACCGCGAGGCCGCCGAGGCGATCTTTCGTGACAAGGTGAAGTTGGCATACGACCGGTTGCCGGAGGAAATCAAAGCCGCACTGCCTCTTGCGCGCGACAGTGCAAGCGAGCTGCTGTTCAGCAACAACTCCAGCATCCGGGTCGCAACCTCGATGCGTTCGGGGACGATCCACCGCCTGCATATCAGCGAGTTCGGGAAAATTTGCGCGAAGTTTCCCGATAAGGCGCGCGAGGTCGTCACCGGCTCACTGCCAGCGGTTCCACTGGATGGCATCGCCATCATCGAATCGACCGCTGAAGGTCAGGACGGCGACTTCTTCAAGATGACGCAGCGCGCCATGGCACAGCAGGATCAAGGCTCTGCGCTGACGCCAATGGATTACCGCTTCCACTTTTTCCCGTGGTGGCAAGAGCCCGGCTACCGCATCAACAACGCGGCGTTGGCTACATCCGAGCAGGACCGCGACTACTTTGACCGCATCGAGACGACGATGCAGACGACCATCGACTCTGAACAGCGCAATTGGTATCTCGCCACGCGCGCGTCAGTGTTTTCGGACGACGACTCGATGATGCGGCAGGAGTACCCGAGCACGCCTATCGAACCGTTCCAAGTGTCGACCGAAGGGCATTACTACGCCAAGGACTTCAGCACCCTTCGGCGCCGTGGCGGTATCTGCCGCGTGCCCGTGCTCGACGCGCCCGTGAACACGTTCTGGGACATTGGCAATTCGGATGGCTGCGCGATCTGGTTCCACCAGCAAACCGGCATGGAGGATCGTTTCATTGGCTACTACGAGGCGCACAACGAATCGTTGAAGCATTACATGAAGGCACTCAGGGACACCGGCTACCTGTTCAACAAGCATTTCCTGCCCCACGACGCGGCCCACAAGCGCTTGAGCGACACAAACAACTCGACGCAGGAAATGCTGGCCGCGCTTGGCCTCGTGAACACGGTCATCGTCCCCATCATCACGGACCTGACAGCCGGCATTCAGATGACGCGTAAGCACCTTGCGAGCGTCTATTTCGACGAGTCCGGGTGTAAAGAAGGGCTGGCCCGCCTCGAAGGCTACAAAAAGCGATGGAACCGCACAGACGGCCGCTATTCGGACACACCCGACAAGGCCAACGGCTGTAGCGAGGGCGCCGATGCCTTCAGGCAGTACGCGCAGGCCAAAGAAGGCAACTTGATAACCATGGTCGGGCGGAACGGGAATGCCGCCTACCGTCCACCCCCTGACTGGCGCATGTGACCCAATGAACGACTACGACGACACCACACCAGCAGACGACGACAGCGCAGAGGGCAACGGCGAGGCGGGTATGAGCCTGACCACCTTCACCCGTTACTTCCGTGAGATCCATGACCAGCCACCCTGGCGCAAAGCCGCCGACCGGGAAATGGAGTACGTCGACGGCAACCAGCTCGACAGCGAAATCCTGCGCAAGCAGCGCGCCATCGGCCTGCCGCCCGCGATTGAGCCGCTGATCGGGCCAGCGATTGATACCGTGCTGGGCCTGGAGGCCAAGACCCGGACCGACTGGCGCGTCATTGCCGACACCGACAAGTCGGGCGAAGACGTGGCGTTGGCGCTGAATCAGAAGCTGAACCAGGCCGAGCGACACAGCAAGGCCGATCAGGCCTGCAGCGATGCGTTCAAGTCGCAGCTCTGCGTCGGCATCGGCTGGGTTGAAGTGTCGCGCGATGAAGACCCGTTCCGCTATCCGTACCGCTGCACAGGTATCCATCGCAATGAAATCTGGTGGGACTTCCTGAGCAAATCCCCGGACCTGAGCGATGCCCGTTACCTGATTCGCCGGCGCTGGGTTGACAACCAACAAGTGATGCTCAAGTACCCGGACCAGAAAGACCTGATCAACCAAGCCTGCGGCCGGTGGACCATGTTTGACGGTGCGTCTGACGGTGCCACATCGACCGACCTGGCCATGTCGTTCGATCAAGAGCGCGGATGGAGCGTTGAGGACCAGGAGTGGCGCAACATCGAGAGCCAACGGGTCTGTCTGTTCGAGGTCTGGTACCGCATCTGGGTGTCGGTGCTGGTGCTGAAGACACCGGACGGGCGTGTCGTCGAGTACGACGCAGCCAACCCGATGCACACCGCGATGGTGGCCAGCGGGGCGATCAAGGCGCAGCGCGCCACCGTCGGCAAGATGCGCATGGCGATGTGGATGGGTCCGCACAAGCTCAGTGATGAGGCATCGCCGTACCGGCATGGCATGTTCCCCTATGCGCCGTTCTGGGGCAAGCGCGAGGACCGGACGAACGTGCCTTACGGGCTGGTGCGCGGCATGATGTACATGCAAGACAACGTCAACGCGACGCAGTCGAAGATTCGCTGGGGACTGAGTGCAGTTCGGACCACGCGGACCGATGGCGCTGTGGTCGGGACGGATGAACAGTTCCGCGGCAACGTCAGCCGGATTGATGCAGACATCGTGCTGGACCCGGACGCGATGGCCAAGCCTGGGGCCGTGTTCAAGGTCGAGCGCGACTTCCAGCTCAACGAGCAGCATTACAAGATGCTGAACGACTCACGCATCGGCATCCAGCGCACCAGCGGGATTCAGCCCTCGTTGGGTGGTGCGAGCGGTTCGGCCACGTCGGGCGTGCAAGAAGCGACGCAGGTCGAGCAGGCCACGCAGTCACTGGCCGACATGATGGACAACTTCCGCACCGGCCGCGCAATCGTGGGCGAGCTGTTGATCTCCCTGTTGATCGAGGATGTGATCGGCAAGGCGGAGAGTGTGAAGATCGACGGCAAGGGCTTGCGTGAGGACCGAGACATTGCGCTGAACCGGCCAGAACGCGACGAGGACGGCATGGCCTACCTGAGCAACGACGTGGAGAGAACCAAGCTGAAGGTCGACCTGCAGGAGGTGCCGAGCACTTCGTCATTCCGGGCGCAGCAGCTGGCGGCGATGTCGGAGGCTTTCAAGTCAATGCCGCCGCAGTACCAGTCGATTGCACTGCCGCACCTGTTGAGCCTGATGGACGTGCCGGACAAGGACGAGATCATCAAAGAGGTCCGGGATGCTGGCCAGCAGACGACGCCCGAGCAGGTCAAGCAGCAGATTGATGCCGCTGTGCAGGCTGCATTGCAGAAGTCAGGCGCTGACCTGAAGGCGCGCGAGCTGGACTTGAAATATGCGCCCGAGTTACTGGATGCGCAGGTCCGAAAACTGGTGTCCGAGGCCTTCAAAACCAACGTCGAGGCCCTCTACTCAGCGAACCAGACTGCCGCAAGCCTGGTGATGAACCCGGCCATCGCCCCGGTGGCCGACGAGGTCGCGCGGGTCTCAGGCTACCAGGCACCGAGCCCGGTCGGCATGGACCCGAACCTGCCGATACCGCAAGGCCTGCCGATGCCAGTCGGTGCGCAGACTCTGCCTGGCGTGGTGACCAACACCAGCCCGCAACTGCCGCCGGTTCCGCAAATGCCAGCGGGGCCGGGGCGGGGCATCGAGACCTTGCGCACGAGCGATAACTGAACGCTACACCCCCGTAGCGTTAACGCATTCAGAAAAAAACTCTGAACATTGGTTTTCTCGGGGCAGCGTTTGCGCGCTGTTCTTCACCCTCATGCGGTCACGGCGATATGTGACAGGGAAAACCAGTGGACCAAGAACTGATTGACGCGAGCCAACACAGCGCCGCACCGACCGATTTGGAAATGATGGCTGCCCTGCTGGGTGGCGTCGAGGGCGATACCGACGCGCAAGTGTCGGAAACCGGCGTGCCCGCCGCCGATCCAGTCGAGACGGTGCAGCCTGTTGTGGCCGCAACGGCAGCGCCCGCAGCACCCGCAGCACCCGACCCGGTGCTGATGGCGAAAGATGGTGTTCACACCATCCCCTACGAGAGGCTGCTGGAAGCCCGTGATTCTGCGAAGCGAAGTGATGCGGCCAACGTGGCCCTGACTGCGGAGATTGAGGCCCTGAAACGGGCACCAGCTCCAACGCCAGCGGCTGCCGTTGCGCCGAGCACGCCAGCACCAGCGACTGCGCTGGATGCTGATGTGTTTGGGGATTATTCGGAGGAAGCGCTCGCCAAGGGCCTTTCCACATTGGTGGATGTCAAGGTTGCTGCCATCAAGGCAGATCTGAAGGCGGAGTTCGCGAGCACGCTTGCACCGATGCAGGCCAAGGTTGCGACCGACGCGGCAGACGCCCACTACCGACCGATCTACACCGCGCACCCCGACGTTGAAAGTGTCGTTCAGAGCGCCGAGATGAAAGCGTTCATTGAAGCCCAACCGTCCTACGCCCGCCCCGCAATCGAGCAGGTGCTGACGCAGGGCAATGCGACACAGGTCATCGAGCTTCTGGACCAGTTCAAGAAGTCCACTGGTCAGCCAGCGGCAGCAGCACCCGTGCTGAATGCCGCGGCAAAAGCTGCATCAATCGTTGCCCAAGTCAAAGCGCCCGCACCCCGGAGCTTGTCGGACATCCCGGCCAGCAACAGTGCGCACCACGACGAAGGCGCGGCGATGCAAGACATGAGCGTGTCCGGGTTGATGTCGATGTTTGACGGCAAAACGCCGGCACAGATCGAAACCCTGATGCGCCGCGCCCTCTGACCTTATTTTGGTAACACACCATGGCACAAACAAATATTGCCCCCGGCTCACTGCAGGCCAACCGCATTCAAAGCGTTGGCCTGTTTGCAGCCAATCAACAGCGCCTGACGATGTTCGGCCGCCTGACCGGCAAGATGCCGAAGCAGGCCGACGCGGAGAGCAATCTGCGCGTGCAGTCGTCCACCGAAATGCCAATCGTGCAGGTGATGGACCTGACGCGCTTGGCCGGTGATGAAGTCACCTTCGACTTAGTGAACCCTATCGGCGGCAAGCCGATCATGGGTGGCCGCCTCGCCGAAGGTCTGGGCGCGAAGATGTCGTTCAGCCAGAACAAGCTGCGCATCAACCAGTCGCGCATGCCGATCTCGGGTGGCGACAAGATGACGCAACAGCGCACGCCAATCCAGATGGGCATGCTGGCACGCACGCAAGCGCGCGGCTACATGACCAAGCTCAGCGACCAGCTGCCGCTGGTGCATCTGGCTGGCGCGCGCGGTTCGCACTTCAACATCGAGTGGTCGATCCCACTCGACAGCGATCCCGACTTCGCCGACATCATGGTCAATCCGATCAAGGCACCTTCTGCCAATCGGCACTACATGTCGATGGGCTCAGGCATCGAGCGCGTGAAAGCAGTCGGCGGCGAAATCGACCTGCAAACCACTGACATCTTCAACATGGATGTGCTGGACGACGTGCGCGGGATGATCGAGAGCATTCCGCTGCCGCCATCGCAGATCAACTTCCCCGGCGATGAGCAGGCGGAAGACTCGCCGCTGCGCGTCATGCTGGTCAGCACCGACCAGTTCACCGCGTTCCAGAAGTCGACGACCTGGCGCACGCTGGTGTCGAACGCTCAGGCGCGCGGTGCCAAGAACCCGATTTTCACGGGCGACGTTGGCCTGTGGAACGGCATCTTGATCGTGCGCATGCCCAAGCCAATCCGGTTCAACTCGGGCGACACCATCCGGTATTGCGCCGACCTGTACTCGGAGACGGAAACCAGCATCCTGGTGCCCGCTGCTTTGGGCGCTGCCGGCATGTGCGTGGACCGTGCGCTGTTGCTGGGTGGCCAGGCTCTGGCGCAGGCCTGGGGCAAGCACAGCACCTCGGGCAATCCGTACTTCTGGTCCGAGAAGTGGCTCGACCACGACGACAAGCTGGAAGTGCTGGCCGGGATGATTCACGGTATTTCCAAGATCCGCTTCGACATGGACTTCGGTACCGGCAGCAGCCCGCAACCGACTGACTTGGGCGTGATCGTCGTGGACACGGTCGTCAAGGTCAGCGCCGGCACTTACTGATTCAGCGGGCCGGGTCACGCCGGCCCCTGACCCGTCCATCCACTTATTCAGGAGGCTCACATGCCAACCATCAATCTCAAGCAGCTTCAAAGCGCGTCCCAGTTCGGCGGCTCGCCCTACGGCAATGACAGCGTGCGTTACTTCACCCAGAAGACGCTGCCCAGCGGGGCACTCGAAGGCGGCGATTCAGCTGCCCCTATCGGTCAGGGCGACAAGGTGCGCCTGGGCATCTTGCGCAAGGGCTACATGCCGCAGGACGCGCTGCTGGCAGTGTCGAACGGCATGTCGAACAACGTCACCGGCTCGATTGGTTTCGAGTACATCGACGGTATCGACGACCTGACCGTACCGCAAAACGCCGGCTACTTCTTCACACCCGGCACCGTGCTGTCGGCACCTGCGCGCATCCGTGCGACCAACAACGCAGCGTTCCCGGTGACGCTGCCGAAGGATGCGTTTGTGATTCTGACCACCGCCGGCGGCGCGAATGCCAAGGCCTCACGCCTGGACTTGGTGGTCTACGGCGTTGATCGCGGCGCGATCTAAGCACGCTGCAAAGGAGAAGGGCGGGCTTCGGCTCGCCCTTTTGTCCATTCAAACTTCAAAGGGCATCGCATGGACAACGCAGCAACGACCACACCGGTCAAGTACATCGGGCGTCACAAGATGCTCACCGATCACCAGCATGGCACCGGCATCTGGGAACAACACCAGGTCAAGCTGATTGAAGACGTGCTGGCCGTGCGCATGCTCCGCCAGACCGATGCCTTTGTGGCGGCCGAGCATGAAGAGTCAGTGAATGCACAGACCCTCCCCCCCGACATCGACAAGGCAGTCGATCCGAAGGTGCTTGACGAGGACCGCATGGAAGAGGCGCGCGAGAGCGTGCGGAACCTGCCCAAGGCGCAGTTGCTGGAGTACGCCCAGACCCACTACGGGCAAAAGCTCGATGCGCGGGCGTCGGTGGACAAGACACGCGCGTCTGTCATCAGCATGATCGACCGCTTCGGCGCGCTTTGACATGACGCTGGAAGATCTCATTGATGCCTGCCGGTCTGACGCGGACGACCGCGCTGATCCTCCGCTGTTCAGCGACGAGGATCTGGCGGGCTGGCTCAACGAAGCCGAAACCGAAGCGGCCATCCGTGCCCGCTTGCTGTTCGATGACAGCTACAGCATCAACGTGGTGCGGGACCAATCGGGCTACCCGTTCAACAAGCTGTTCCTGATTAACCGCGCAGCGCTGTACAACGTCGTTGTTGCCGAGCCTGCGCGGCCATCGGCCTCACGCTTTGAGCGCGTGCTTATCCCGACCACGCGCGAGCAAATCAGCCAGATCAATGTCGATTGGCGCACGTCCAGCGGATGCCCCGAGTACTTCATTCAAGAAGAGACGCGGGTGTTCCTGCCGTGCCTGGTGGACCGTGCCTATCTGTTGAAGCTGGAAGGCTATCGGGTGCCACTGGTGCCGATGAATGCAGACCTCGCCGAGCAGGTGAAACCTGAGATTCAGCCCATTCACCATCGCGGCCTGGTGAACTGGGCACTGTTCCGCGGCTACAGCCGGCCAGACAGCGAGACGTTCAATCCCGGCAAGGCAGCCGATGCCGAAGGACGATTCGAGCGGCAGTTCGGCAAGAACCCGGGCGCGAACATGCTGAAGAACTCGCAGGCCAACCGGCCGCATTTCAACACGCTGTGGTGACGCCATGACCGTTCTGTTCTTCGACGACTTCAATGGCAGCGACCAGGTAGAAGGGCGCTCGCCCGACGTTAACGTGGTGGCTGGGCGGACTTGGCCGCCTAGCTACAGCTCGACCGGGAAAGACCAATGGGCCGGTAGAGCCATAGTTTCAGGCGGGCGATATCGCATCAACAGTGCAGGCCAAGCTTACGCTGGCATTCTCGATGCAGGGCAAAGTCCGGTAGCTCCAAACCCGTACAACCCACCCCCGGAATTCCTGCACACGCCAGCCTACCTTTGCACATTCGACTGGATGACAACGACACCCATGGTGCCCGGCGTAGGCCAAACAACCAATTCATTTCATCTCTACCCCGGCTACGGACAGAATTTCAACCCAGTTGTCGGCATCTCTGGGTCTAACTTGGCGTTCGGGCCTAACGACAACGGCAGCCCATGCTCTTACTCGGTGGGAGTCATCTACGCAGGCAGCGTGCTGGTCGAGGTAGGGCAGCAAACGCTCAACTTCTTGGGGCAGACGCGCACGATACGGACGCCATCCCAGACGTTGGCTGACATTGCCTACGGGCCGATAAGCCTTGATGTACAGGGCACATGTTCGGTCGGCTTCATCAAAATCGAAACTTCCAACAGCTCCCCTGCCAACAGCCAGTTCTGGACCAACTTCCGCAACACTCGGGAGCTACTGTCATGACCGACATCAAGCTGCCGGTTCTGGGCATCGACATGTTGAGCGACGAGCTGCGCTTTCCAGCTGGCGCGGTGCGGTCGGCCGTCAACGTGGACATCGACACCAGCGGCCAGTTCAAGCGCCGCGATGGATATACCGTTGTTGCGTCCGGTACGGGCTTCACCGGCCTGCGCTGCTTTGCTCCCCTGACCTTCATCGGTCGCGGCACGGTGCTGCACACGCTGGACGTAATCAGCTACCAGATGACGCCAGTGTGCGACATGGGCAGCGACGACCCGATGGACTTCAGCGAGTACAACCAGTCGCTGTACGTCTGCGCACCCCATGCGCTGTGGCGCTTCGCACGCGGCAGCAGCATCGCGCGCCCCGTTGGCGTGGCGCTGCCGGCCAGCTTGCCGACGGTTCTGGCGCACCCGGCTGGCACGTTGACACCGGGCACCTACGGCGTGGCCTTGTCCATCGTGGATGCGCTGGGCGAAGAGTCGCCGACCGTGATGCTGGGCACCGTCGCCCTGACCGCAGGCCTGCGCCTGACCGGTCTCGCACTCGTTGACGAGCACCGCTACCGGCTGTACCTGACGCCACCCGATGGCGATGTGCTGTACCTGGCCGAAGAGTTTGACGCGGTGCTCACTGAATATGTCGTGAGCGCCTACCCGAACGGGGCGCAGTGCCAGACGCTGCACTTGTCACCGATGCCTGCGGGTGACTTCGTGCGCGGCCATGCGGGTCGGCTGTATGTCGCTGCCGGTGACACGCTGTGGTTCTCCGAACCGCTGCGCCCGCACCTCACGGACCGCGCGCACAACTTTGTGCGCTTCGTCGGCCGCATCCGCTTCGTCGAGCTGGTCGAAGGCGGTGCTTACGTGGGTGATGACCGTGGCGTCTGGTGGCTCGCCGGCGCCGACCCGAGTCAGTGGGCAATGGCTTTGGCGTTGAGCACGCTGGCCATCCGTCGGTCATCCGTTCTGGTGTCGGCCGAGCACCTGCCCAGCATTCAGGCGACGGGCAACTGTGCGGTGTGGCTCAGTGAACAGGGCTACGTCGTGGGCATGTCTGGCGGCACGGCACGCCCACTGCATGCCGACCGCATACGTATTGCACCCGGCATCGAAGGGCGTTCTGTCTTCATCACCCGCGACGGCACCAAGCAAGTCATCACGCTCTCTGCGTCCATCCCCGCTGCGCCTGTCGGCGTGGCAATCGACACATCAACCCCTGAAGGAGTTCAATATGCTTCCCCGCACTCTTGCTAAACACGCCCGTGAATTCCTCGCTGCCATGCGGGGGCACAAATACGAGCAGACCGACCAGGGCTTGTACTTCCCGAAGGCCCGGGTCAACGTCATCGGTGAATACTCGTTCGACACCAACGGGCGCGACCCCGGCACGTCGCTCAACCTGGTGACCGTCGAGGGTTTCAACCACATGCTGGCGGTGTCGCTGGGTGGCGCAGCACAGAACCCCAGCTGGTACCTGTCACTGTTCAGCGGGGCCTACACGCCCGTGCCAAGCCTCACGGCGGCGACCTACCCCAGCGCCGCGACCGAGATCGTCAGCGCCACCGAGGGCTACAGCGAGAACCTGCGCCAGGTCTGGACCCAAGGCACGCCGACTGCTGGTGCTGCCGACAACTTGGCAGCCAAGGCCGCGTTCACCATCCGCACGGCCACATCCGTCACGGTCCGTGGTGCTGCGTTGAGTTCCCAGTCGATCAAGGGTTCGGCGTCTGGCGTGTTGCTGTCAGTCGCGCGTTTCGGTGTCGACCGCGTGCATTACGACGGTGACATTTTCAATCTCGGCTACCGCGTGCGCCTGCAAACCACCTGATCTATGTCCGACGAGCTGCCGTTCTCCCAGCCCGGCCGTCAACTGACGGGCGATGGGGATGCGGCCGCGCTGGTGGCAGAGGCCAAGCGGGTGTTGTTTCTGACGAAGTTGATCGCTAAAACCGCTGGCGTGCCCGTGTTCTGCATGACGCACAATTTCGAGGCCGGTGGCAGAGTGAGCGCGCAGGTGGCCGGCGATATCTACCGAATAAAGGCGCACCGGCCCGCAGAGGCGCCAGTGGTGCTACCCAAAGTGCCCGTCATCCCCGGCGATAAAGCACGGCTGGTGTGGCTGCCGGAGGGCTTTGTCATCACACCGCGCACGCCAAGCGCGCCCAATGGCTACGGCATGCCGGCGACGGCCGACGGCAAGGGCACGCCCGGTGGCCGGCTGACGCAGGTCATCATCAACCGCTTCACGGGCAATCAGTACCCGGATGCGGTTTACGCAGCCGCCGGCGGCATCGCCAACGCAGACAAGCGCGTGGTGTTCGCTGCGCCGCTGTTCTTCATGCCATGGGAAATGTCGGGCGACTTCGGCATCGGCATCATCAAGGATGGCCGGTTGCTGCCCCAGTTTGCGGACCACTGGACGGTCAACTACAAGGAGCGCAGCTCAGGACTCTGGCACTGCCACCGGCCGACCCCCGCACCGCGCGCCGATGACCTGGTCCACAAAACCATGCGCGACGAGACCAACCTGCTGCGCGCGTCGGCCGGCGTCAGTGATGCCAACCCACCACTTCGGGGCGCAGAGAACATCCTGTCCGAGCCGATTCTGTACCTCGACATGACCGCCGGCGTACTGGGGCATGACAGCCGGCTGTTCAAGCCCGGCTACCAGGACTTCGATACCCGGGTGGCAGAGCGGTGTGGCATCACGGGTCAGCTGGAAGTGGGCCAACCCGGCAGCGATGGCGGAGAGAACGTGTACTTCACGACCGCGCTCGACACCATGACGGTGCGCTACGGCCGTGAGGTGGTGGCCCGCTTGCGCAATTCGCCCAAGCACTACGAGAACATGGTCACGGACTGGGCCGCCAACGGGGCGCACTACCCGGTGGTCGAATCTGCCACCCGCAATAACATGGGCAAGCTGCTGACCAAAAAGCAGCAGCCGCCTTACAGCATTGATTCGGCTGTGCTGACATTGGACCCGCCTTACAACGGGTCGCAGGCCTCGCAGATCTTCTATGGCCTGCAGAACTGGGTCGTGCCTTCGAACAACGGCCAGGATGTGAGCGACGCCGTCGGCATCTTCGGGCCGTTCGGCACGCAGGGCCATGCCTACTTTCCCCGGTCGTACATGCTCTACATCGCGTCGGGACCGTCGCTGGTCCGGTTCAAGGGCCGGTCGATTGAAGTCCATGACAACGTGGCCGAGCTGTTCACCGTGCTGGCCGCGCGCATCGTGCGCCCCGGGTCGGGCGCTGTGATGCTGCGCGTTGCCGGTCACGCGCGGCTGCAGGATGTCGGTGGCGTCCACAGCATCGTGGTCTTCGAAGGTCTGGCCCACGACTTCAAGGCGACCCGTACCGAAGTCGGCCGCTTCGTGCTGCCGGTCGATGTCGGGCAAATCGCTTTCCCGAAGTTCAGCGCCCTCGGCAAGATGGTGTTCAGCTACACGCGCGCGATCCCTGAGCGCCAGGTCATCAAAGCCAGCCGCTTGCAGCGCCCCATTGACCCCGGCAACGCCCACGCCCAGGGACCGATGGTCACCACCACCACGGCGGATGCCGACGCGGTGTGGGGCGAAGAGATTCACTTCATCCAGCTGTCAACAGGGTTCAGCGAGATCAAGGTCAGCGGGGTGGACGTGGCAGTCCACTGGTGGAACGACAGCACGTACTCCGGCGATGCCAACAACTCGATCACCTACGGCGAGTTCGGCATGCGTCGGTCTTGCATTGGCGAGTACGAAGTGCTGGCCGACTACGACGGCGAGACGGTGGTGTTCGCCAAGGCTGTCGTCAATACATGGGTCGAGCAGGTGCAAGGCCACACGTACACGGAGACCGTGAAGCTGCGCGGACTGCTGCGCTGCCCGAATGGCACCGAACTCGTCTACACCCAGACCGACACGGCCGCCGATTATTCTGTGTCGGGCTTCTTCCTGCACTTCCTGTTCGTTGACATCCTGCACCCTGAGCGCACTGTGACACTGCGCTACGACGTGGCCGGTGGCGTGCGCCCGACTGCCGCGATGACGCTGGCCACGGGTGCGGCGACAGTGAAGACCAAGGCCAACGTGTTGCCAACGATGGACGACCCGTACTGGAACTTCCGTCGCCACATCATGCTGTCAGGCAATGCCAGCCAGTGCGCGTTCATTGACATGGCGCCGTGGCGGGCCGAGACAACCTGGTACAACGCGACCCCGTCTTACCGGTCCTTCATCCGCTTCAACGCGCCCATGACCTACTACAGCGCGGCGGTGGACCACAAACCGCA